AGTAGGGGTATTTGTTTTTGGATGTCCTTTTTGGCTGATGCAGCACCATGAGGAAGAGAGACCATCGGCCAACCTTCCATTGCTTCATAACAACTGGCAGCATCTAATTCACCTTCAGTAATAACAATACGTTTACCAGAATTAGGAAAGAGGTGCTGACCAAATAGGGTGTCAGTGGAAACTCCTTCATATTTAAATTCTTTTAGTTTTGTTTTGGTTTTGAATCCTTTAATGCGTCCAGAGCCATCGAAATAAGGGAAGCGTAACTGTGCCTCGTCTCTATAGATTTTGTAGAGCTGGCATGTCTTTTCACTAAGTTTTCTTTTTTGCAGCCTTTGGGCTGATCCTTTAAAACTGACATTTTCTTGCATTTGATGAGTGTGTTGGTCACCAGATCCAGCTGTTCTAGTCTGACAACTAAAACAAAAGGTGTGACCATCCGTGTATATAGCTAAAGCATCGGATGAGCCACAGTCTGGACATGGTTCGTGTCTAATAAATTCGCTTTCTGTCATGTAAGCCAATCAATTGGTATGGCATGAAATGCACACCATTTAATTCCATATCTCTGACACCATTTTGCATAGGTTGTCTTTGATTTTTTACTAATTTTTTTATAAGGGTCTTGGAAGATCATCCTTAAATCTATTTCAGGATTATCATTTATAACCTGTTTAATTTTGCGTCTATCTTCAGGTCTCCAAAAGCCCTTGGTTTCTAGGCATATGCCTGATGGTAAGACAAAATCAGGTGTGTATTTATGAGTAATTGTGTAAGGAAAACTTGTCCCTTCGTACTCATAGTCCACACCTAATTCACATAAAAGATCAGAGACTTTCTCCTCTAATCCTGACTTAAACATTAAAAGTCGTCGTCAGGTGTAACCTCTTCTGTAGCTGGAGTTACGTTAGGGTCGTCTGCTTTAAATCCTTGTGTCTTACCAAACAATTCAGCTACACCTTCTTCATCCAAGTCACCAGTATCGACACCAGCTCCGGACTGGACTGAGATAATTTGTATGCCCGATAACTTAAGAGAAGTACCGTAGGTGACGCCATCACGAAGTATATAAGGCTTTTGATGAAAACCAATTTTAACCTTGGACCCTTCATATACTGGAACCTCTGTACTTGTTATGGGTGTTCCTTCACTATCAACTACTGGTGGTTTCTTATCTTCAGACCAAGAAAATTTAACTATATATTGACCGTCAGATACTTCTTCCCAAGGAGTAGGCTTTAATGTAGCTCTCTTTGGATTCTTTAGCTTGGCTTCTGCCCATTTAAGGCAGTCCTCTCGCTCTGCTTCAAGTTTTTTAACCATGTCATCGTCGACAATAGCCTTCAATGAATAGCCAAATTGACTTGGCTTCAACACAGCCTGATAACCACTAAGAGTTACAGGCTTGGGTGTTACGTGTATGTTTCTCATTAACAAAAGAAATAAGTGGATTCAATCACTTCGGAGGGTTGTAAATCTCCGATGATCGGTGGTTCAGACTCAGCTCCAATAGCTTGGGCAAAGTCTTTTAAAAAATCATGCTCTGCGAACAGGTGCATGTATGTCTCTCGTACCAATGTAGAAAGGTACGTCATATCTGTAGCTCTACACAAGACAGAATCATGTATAAGGCTTATTGGTGCATCAAATTTAGTTGCACTTAAATGTAATAATGAAGCGTCTAATGAGTGGATAAGGTTAGGGGCAGTAGCATTTTTGTGGTGTAGTAAATCAACTTCCTTGTCTTTGTCTGTACCTACTCTTAAATTAGTCGTACCAAATAACTGTAGTTCTACTCTCTTCCAGTCTTGTTTCATCAGCTTTTGTGTAACTCTGAAACCAGAAGGAGTGACCCATATTAAATGATTAGCTCCATTCTTTATGACCTTGGATACTTCTTTTTCTATCCAACGCATAACTTTCATCGGTCCGGGAACTACCATTTCCATAGCATCCCTGACCGCTTGAACTATTTGTGTTAGTTCTTCTTTTTGTACCTCTATATCTACGTCTTTAAAAGCATCTCGTATGTATTGTCTATTGCTAAAAGGTTTAGCGTTATAAGGTATGGTCATAACACATCTTTTAGTTTTCTTTCTATCCCAGTAAGGTCGTAACCTTTTAGGTATATTGTTAATACTCTTATCTGCTATTACTTGATACGCATCTTGAGGTTTATCACTTGGCATTACATTAACCAAGCATGCTGTGGACTTATCGCGAGCTAGACCAGCCAAGATCTGTAGACCTGAGCATGTTGCATCGGTTGCCACGGGTAAACCAGTAGTTTTCTTACCAGCTATGACCACTAAATAGTACTCATGACAAGCAGCAAGAAACTGAAACGGTTCATCAGCTGCTTCCCAATCTCCAATATTATTTAGAGGACTTGTAGCCACTCGTATAATTAATTCTTTATTTTCTGGTTTATCTACCCAAGCTAATCGCTCCTCCATGGTCGCTTTATCAAGACCATAAGTAGTAGCTACTTGGAAAGCTAACCATCTTATACCCTCCTCAGTTATCTTTGACTCCTCACTAAACCTAAGTAAACTTTTACCAAAGTCTGTGTCTTGTGGTGTTAAGAATGATGGTATTGGGTATGCTCTTCCTCTGTAGTCAAATGACCAAGGTATATAAAAATCTTTGCCTTCAAATTCTCTGACACAATTCATGGTCATCCTTGTTCGGCAAGATATTCTCCACTCGTTAGCGTTCTTGTTATGTACTACAGCTTTAGCTTTTCTCCACTCCTTCCTAGCTTCCTTATTAGTATCTATATCTACTGGCTTAGGAGGGATTGGATGATTAATAACAGGACGAAACTTTCCTACTTCTATTTCTTTTTCTTCTAACGATTTAGCTACGTTAACTATAAAGTCATTAAGTTTATATTTAACCTTCTGTATTTTGTTTAAGAAGGCATAGGTAGTTTTCCCCTGTATAGGTAACGGTTCACCCCTTCTAACCATTTCATGACAATTAGTTAGCTGATTTAAATAGTAACCACCGTCGTTTGTAGTACTCCAATCACGAGGTTCAATATACATTGGTTTAGCCAAAGGACTAAACAATTCAGTAAGTCTAACTATTTCATCTTTATGCTTATTAAATACATCTGTAGTAGTTACATATGTTTTAGATTTTCTACCAATACGTTGTTCAACATTAGTAAACCAACCTGATGAATGGGCAATTGCTTCAAGCATAAAGCCACCAAGCTGTACTTTACGTATGCCGTTCCAAGGTATCCATGGCTCGACATCTGTTTTGTTCATGATTGTCTGCATTGACTTACGTTTGTAGTCAGTGCCTTTGGCTTGATGCCAGTAATTGTCCTTAAGTGTGTTGAATAATGCTGGAGCAACTGATTCGTAATACTGCATTTGACATTCAGCTTCGAGTGCAGAAGCAATAGATTCAACTATTTTTATTACTAATTGATTTTGTTTACGTGGAGAAAATACTTTGTCAAAGACTAACTTAGCTGTAATAACAGCTTGAGCTTCAGTATCTAAAGCAAATAGGTATGGCATCAGTGCTAATTGACTACCAACGCCCTTAGTTTTTATAGCTTCAACTCTTTCCTCTTTTTTCTCTCTTAAATATTTAACAAGTGTTGGTAACAACGTAGCTATAGACGCAGAACCATATACGGTTGCAGATGCGTAGTCTCTTTGTTCTAAGTTAAGTGTATCCTTCCTTAGTTTCTCTAATCCGCCCCTTATTTGATTACGTTCTAATGTCTCCTGTTTCTCTATTTCAACAAGTAAAGGCATGTGTGGATCGCGTTAGATTATGTTGTGGATATTTATCCTTTAGTGGATAGGTTATAAATTAAGAAAGCGACTGGCTTTTGACCAATCGCTAAAGGTTTGTGTACTTAAGTGTAATAAAATCTATCTGGTTTTTAAGTCCGGCGCGTCTACCAATTCCGCCACACTCCCAAGGGAACTGCGCAATAATTAGTATAACAACGCGCTTAACAATTACCATAAAATTCGTCAAATCACTCAAAAATTGAAACCTTTGGACGCGCTAGAAAGCACGATTTAGTACGCTAGATTATTTACTGCTTCTCTCTTCGCTTCATCGGTGGACTTACCATAGATGAGTGTGGTGACAATGTTTTTATGTCCCATCATATCCATAATCTGCCTTGGCTTTGAACCACTAGCAAAGTGCCACGTTCCGAAAGAGTGACGAAGGGAGTGAAAGCAAAACCCATCATTAGGGTCAAGGTGCAGTGACCTTGTAATCACGTTTTTAAAAGCACGTAGTAACTGGTCCTTATTTGCCCAGTCATTTCCAAATACTAATTGGTTTGGATTTAAGTTTTTAGTCCTGTCAACTAGCATGGGTTCTAACTCTGGGTGTATAGGGATAGCTCGATACGTACCATTCTTGGTAGTATCCTTGGGCTTTGTACCTACGTGGATGTTATTGGTAATAAAATCTACATGCTTGACTCTGAGTTTAAGAATTTCTCCTTGTCTCATGCCAGTTAAAGCAGCAAACTGAACTATGTCAGCTAACTCTGGGCGATGCCATGTCTCTGTTGCTTCCTTGCAGATCTTCTTAACCTGTTCTTTGGTGTACCATTGGCGCATTGTTTCTGCTTCCTTACGTCTTTGGAAACGTGGAACTGCAATAGTAATGAGCTGCTGATCTGTACAGAATTTAAGAACTGTTGAAACAGCTGATATAAATCTATTGATCGTGGCATTGGTACGTCCCTGATTCTCTAGTTCTACGCATAGTCTTGTCATTAGTGCCGGTGTTATGCGGTTGACAGGAAATGCAAGTCCTTGAAACTCAGTGAAGTAATTGGAATAGATGATGGCTGAGTTACGTCCTCCACCATTACGCCATGTGTCTTTGTATTTAAGGGTGTAATTGAGACACTCACCCCATGTTGGTTGCTTCGCCATAAAGGATGTCTTTAATAGTTTGTACTAAGCGTTTACCTTTGGGCGTTAATTGAAGTAGTAACCTCCGTTTATTGGTAGGGTCACGACTTTTAACAATTAACCCTAGTCCTTGTCGATCTAATATTCTATGCTTCCCAGATAACCAGTCAGTATTCCTACTACCACTAGCAGTAGAAAACTCCAAAGCACGTTCCAAGTCAACCTTAGTACAGTCATCATGAGATGCGATGTATAAGAATGTTGCAAGCGTTTGGCATGGTAATTCATTATCTAGTCTACGAAACCTGTCTATTACTAGAGCCAGCTTCGCCATCTGATAATCCGTCACCACCCTGCTCGGGTCTGAGTTTGTCATTAGTCTGTTTAGATGCTGGACATTGATATTCTAGCAAGAAATTACCTAAGTGGACAGAAAAATCGCAATACTTATCCTCTTCTATGCCTAGATAGAAGGAGCCGATTGAAAGAATCTGCATATATCCTCCTTGAATTTAAGTAGATATACTTAGTTTAGTGGGCGTGTCAAGCTCATCTTGTACTTGTTGATACATAATGTGTAGAATTTCGTCCTTATGTGGATGAATGGAGATTTCTCTTAACAAATTGTTATATCTCCTGTAAAATGTTTTATTTCTCATTGTTAAAATCGAGTGGTAGGTCGTTAGGTTTTAAGTGGTACATGCCTTCCATGGTGCATACATACACCTGTTTGTTGGAAGTCATAGCTTTTCTGAGTCTGTTACGGGTATGTCGTTCTGTGTTATAGAAAAACTCTTCTACTTTTCCTTGCTCGTCTTCTGTCCTTATTAAGGCGAATACAGAGTCAGGTAATACATAACCATAGATCTTCCAGTCCTCAAAGACTTCATATGGCATTGATGTGAAAAACTTATCAGGTGTGTCCTTGATGGCACGCCAGTTGTTTGGAAAGTATTTGCGTTTCATTTGAAGTAAACCCTCTTTACGTCTAATAGGTTGTATTTGTGCGTCTTGGCAAAGTCCAATGCTTCGTAAGCAGCGTCTTCGTCACAGTCAGCTTTTATAAAGTGGTGGCTTCTATATACATCGTCATTTTTCAGACGATAAATAACTTGATAAGTGTTCATGGCATGCCTGATGAGTGTGTAAATACCTGTA